CCACCACCTGTAAGACCAGTTCCAGCAGTAATTGTGCGGCTAGTTGGGACTGTTCCGCTAATATCTGTTTGAGTTAATACGACTGTGCCTGTATAGCCGTTTACGCTAGTTACGGCATCGGTATTGTCAATTTTTTGCCATGCCGAGCCGTTATATACCGCCCAATCACCTACTTGCCAATCGGTAATTCCATTAAGGTTAGTGCTACCGGCTATATTAACTACATAGTAATAACCCTTAGTACCCACGCTAGAGGTGAGAGTAGGTGTATTTGTACTAGCGTTCCATGTGCCTTGATAGCTTAATGCGCCAATAACAGCAGAAGGTAATTGGCTAATAGGTACTGTTCCGCTACCATCAAGACTAGCTACGCCATTGGCTACACCTTTTGTTGCAGTCGCAACATAATCACTAATGTTTACGCCTGACATCGTGCCACCAGTAACCGCAATAGCATTGGCATTTTGGGTTGACATCGTACCCAAGCCTGTTACATCCGTATTAGGAATGGTAGAACTAGCAGTCATTGTGCTAGTGCCATTGCCTTTTACATAGCCTGTAAGGGTTGTTGCGCCTGTTCCACCATTGGCAGGAGGTACAGTTCCAACTAATTGATGGTCAGCGTTCCAATCACTTGGGCGAATTAAAGATGTGTCATCTCCGTCAGGTATCGTTGAAACCTTAGTATGCTTGACTGTTATAGCCATTACTGGACTCCGATGATTTTGCCGTCAGCGCCTCGAACTACTGTCTTAGGGCGGTTATGTTGAGCATTGATTGTATCAACTAAAGCACTAATTGCTTGTGCCATTTGGGCGTTTCCTTGACCAATAGCATTGGCAATCGGTTGCATTGGATGTTCCATAGCATGAGCCATTGTTTCTTCGCTCATATAAGCCATTTCGCCATCATCTACACCAGCAGAGATACGAGCAGTTTCAATCTTAGCGCCATTATTGATGTGGGCTAACAATACTTGCGTATTACGCTCAGTCATCATTTTCATTTGGGCTACTCTAGCTTGCATCTCAAGGTCAGCGGCATTGCGTTGGCTTTCAAGTTGGAATTTAAGCTGATTTTCTTGCGCTTGGTACTCTTGTTTAGCTTTTTCCAATTCCATTTGGCCTTGTAACTTAGCTTGTTCAAGCTGGGCTTGCATTTGAATTTGTTGCATCTTAGCTTGGCTGTCCATTTGCGCTTTTTGGATTTCAACAGGAGGTGGTTTTGGCTGACCTTTAGTCGAATCGTATTGTTTCTTCATATCATCAGCAGTTTGGTCAATAATTCCCTCTAATTGTTTACCGGCTTTGAACGCAGTTACGCCAAATTTCAACATTTCCATCAACATTGGAGTTAATTCAGGGGCTTGAGTAGCAGCAGGAAGCGCCATTGACACAAATTGACCAACAGCCGCCAAAAATGCAGTTCTATCGGCTTTTTCTTGTTGTTCATCTTGATAAATCATTGAGTCGGAAGTGACTTCAATGCGGAAATTCTTAGCTGCTTCGTTTCTTAACAGTTCAATCGCTTGTGGAATGTACTGTTTGTCTTGCTCAGACAGTTGCATTGCACCAGAAATCTTAATTAGCGTGTCATCTGTGAAATGATTGCAGATAATTTGCGCTTTTATACTTAATAATGAGGTAGCAAAGTCCACTACTGCGTGTTGCATAGTCTTTAGGCGACCAGCAGCATTGTTTGATTTGATAATTTGAGCGCCAAGGGTTTCATTAGGGTCAGTTTGACCACGCTGAATGTCAGCAATACCCATTAATTCGTAGATTTGACCTTTAACTTGCTCCATTGCGGAGTAGCAAGACATAAGCGCAGAGGCGAATGGGGCTAAATCTACTAAATCAATAGCGCCCTTCATGCCTTGTTTTTCAGCAAATGCCATCCAGTTATGCACCGGAATCATTGTGTTGTTTTCGCCTTCAGAGAATAGGCGTTGCAACTCGGTTGCGGAAGCATCGTAAACGCCACGCACCTTCAATGCGTTAATTAAGCCATCAATACGGTCACATAAAGTGTCCAGCTCTCTAGCTTGGTCTTGGTAGATTACAAAGTCAGGGATTGGCTCTAAGCTGTCTGTAGTTAAAGTTGCATACAAAGGCTTAGGACATGGGAAGAAGCACTCTAATCCCAATGGGTCAGGTACTTCATCACAGATTTGCCCTAATGACTTGGATAGCCAAATAACATCGCCAGTTTCTTTATCCCAAATCTCATAGATGCAGGCTTCATAATTGCCTTCATCAGGCTTATAGGAGTTCTTGTCATCTTGTGGCTTGGTGTCTAACGGAATCTTGTAGCCCATTTCCTCGCCAAAACGCTCAACGAGTGCAGGGCGTGACATATAGACCTTACGCCATACACAGGTAACCTCTTCCCAAGTTCTCGCACCCGGTGAATGACCGAACTCACGCCAATGAACATAATCAACAGGGCAGCACTCGTATTCAATGCGCTCTGGGTTCTCATTCTCAACCCCTTCCATTGTTTCAGCTTCGTCACTATCTTCAGTAACTTCTAAGCCATCTTCAGGCACATCAGCAGACTCATCTGCTTCGCCTACAATATGTGGCTCATAACGAACCCAGCTTACTCCACGACCACCCAATAAGCGGTCAAGGACTGAGTTATTCATTGCTGATTTGTAGTCGCCATAATGCTCAATTTCAAATTCTAATGCTCTTTCAAGCATCATTGAGGCAACACGACCTATTGGGTCATTGTCCCTAAACCTACGGCTAACATCAGGTCTAGGCAGTCTTGCAAAGATAGCTGGCTGAATAGTCTGAACATTGCTCCAGAGGATGTTGAAGCGTGCATTAGGATTTCTGTCGTAGCGGCTATCATCTTTATATTTCTTTACAATGCGGTCTGCTCTGGCTTCCCAACGCTTATATGAGCGCTCATAGCCCATAATGGTTTTATACCAATCTTCGTAGGTATGATTTACAGTAGCTTTATCGTTTGCCATAGAGTTGCCCTAATGTTGAATATTTTGGCGAAATGTTGGACTATTTTAACCTTTTTATTAGATTCTGTTATCAGTTTTTACTTTGGTGTCTTTCCAGAGGTCATTAAGTGATACATCAGTCTTACCTACAAAGACCCCCCGAATAGGTTCGTCTGCGGTAACAATCTTCGCTTCGTCTTTCCAGACTAAAGCCAAATATCTAAAAGCATCAGCACCATGAGAAGTCCAATCATGACGAGGCTTATCTCTGAATACTTTTTTATCTTCATCATATTCCCTTTGATATTGGCGTAGGCACTCTATGCCATCGTTGCACTTGTGGTCAAACCATGCCCGAGTCAGGGCGAGGCGACTAGCTTGGATGCCATCTTGTAATTTTAGATTGGGGGCAATCTTGATTGATTTTAGGGGTATCTTATCGCCAAGTTGTTCGATTACAGAACGATTAGAAGATAGGGTCTTAGCCCTAGCGTCATGCGGCAGCCAATGTGTCCCATACACATAGCCCCGTTCTTTCTCTCTGCTCTGAATGATTCCAGCGTAGAAGGCCACAGGCTGACCATTGGAGGAATGATAGTCAAGGCAGCGTATCTCGCCATGCACGACTTGAAAGAACCATATAGCGGTATCGTCAGAGTATCCCAAATCCCATGCGGTATGCACAGGGAATAGGGGGTCATACTCGACCTCTCTAATGCGCCCCTGGTCTGTAAGCTGGCGCATCTCTTTGCCATAGTAAGCCCCTAGGATTGCGCTTTCAAAGTCACATTCGAACTCTTGAAGATACTGGTCTTGGGTCATTGTCTTGGCGGCATCATCCAATTCGGCTTGGTCTAGTAACCCTGTCTGACTAGCCCGTAGGACTTTGACATACCAGTTAGGGTCTTGAGTGGCATTGTTATAGACCTCCCAGAAAGCATTGTGTCCTTTAGGTGTCCCGATAAAGGTAGCCCATCCCTTGCGGTCTGCTAGTAATGGGCGAATGACTGCCCCGAATATTGAAGGCTTCATATCTGCATACTCGTCTAGCACTACCCCATCAAGATATAGACCCCTCAAAGAGTCTGGATTGTCTGCACCGAATAGACGAATTCTTGCCCCGTTGAATAGCTCTACCCATAACTCAGCCTGATTAGACTTAGCCATGACAGGTCTAGAGTATTTAAGCAAGTAGTCGAAGGCGATAGTCTTAGCCTGACTCATATATGGGGCTACATAAGCGTACCGCCCATCCTCTTTATCTTCAATCAATGCTCTATATATCAAATCATTAATACATAGGACAGTCTTGCCAGCCCTCCGATGGGCTACGATTACAGACCAACGCTTCACCCTATCGTGAAAATCTGCAAATATATCTCTAGGGCAGTAATCTAATTCAACCTCAAGGATAGGTTCACTCATTCAGGGCGCTTCCAGCTAATGACCATTCTTTGTGGCTTCTCCTCATCGCCTACACTCTCAACCCTAGCGAGCTTGGGTAAGTGGTACTCCATTACAGCCTGAAGCATGAGAAAGGCTTTCTCAGGATTGGGAGGGACTATCCATACTATGTCCCCATTCTTATCGTATCTGATACAGCCTTCCTTATCCGTCTTAGGAATACCAGCAGCAACCTCCTCCAACCAATGTTGCATCCTGGGCGAGTTCTTATCTACGAACTTGGCTATGGCTTCTTTGGCTATTGCAGTATGTTTATTGATTGCACCAACAGGGCGACCCTTACCAGCATTAGGGGGAAGCCTCTTTTTAGGCTTTTCTATTGAAC